ACTAGACTCTTCGGCAACCTCGCTCGATGTGATTGCAGCACAGCAAGTTATAGAAGATCAGATTCAACAAACGGGAACAGTATCTCCACAAACTATATCTGATTTACAGGCGGCGACTGGACTGTCAGAAAATGATTTGAATAGTATAGCTGTAAATGCGGCACTTGGCATATCTAGCGATCAGGCTGTTCCTACATCTGCAATTCAAATGTTTAATCAACCACCTGCACCTTCTACAGATCCTAATATAGATACCGCTGCTCCGTCGTTACCTACGTTTAATGTTGCAGGAGCACCTGGACAACCAGTTCTACCTGCGGGAATAGATACGTCACCGATAATTCCTACAACATCAACAACACCAAACATTCCAAGTATTGATGTCGCGGGACTTGGATCTTTACAAACAGAATCTTTACCAAACATTGATACAGCGAGTTTTCAACAAGGTATCGCGTCTGCTCAAGACAATAACCCTAATCAACTCCCTGCCACAACGGGTAACATACTCCCTGCTACAGCGGGTACTGAAGTTATTATTGATGACGACGGTTCAGCAAGAGAAGTTGGTGGTCTAGAGGGCGAGATCCTCGGGCCAGAGATTTCTACTGAGGTCAACCCAGAACAAGACACTGGTGTTACGATAGACATGGAAGTAACTCCCGAAACGGAAACAACTCCTGAGATTGAAACCGAGACGGTTGTTTCCTTGCCACCAACAGACACCACCACAGACACTACTACAAACGTAGTAACGGATCCAAATGTACTCATAACGACGGATCAACCCCCAGAAGTGATTGAAGAAGAACCAGTGGTTGAAGAAAAAGAACCAGTGGTAGTTGAAATTGATGACGATGATACTTTCGTTCCGCCAGTTACCAAAACCGACGATAAAGGTAACATAATTACAGAGTGTCCTGAAGGATATATGGAGGTTCAAACTCCTGATGGTATTATTTGTGAGAAGATAACCACAGCTACAACCACTACAGGACGTAGAACATATGGTGTTGGACGTACAGCCACAACAGGTTTGGCGGGTAACATAGGTCGTCAGATACCAAGATCACGTACTAGAACTACAACTACAACCTCAAAAAGTCGGGTGAAACCAACAACACGTAGCGCATGAACTTACAAACCCTACCAGAAGATGCCTTAAAGGAGATTCTGGCTTTAACCGAGGCCAAGAAACGGCTTGATCTGAGAGAACAAGCCTCTGAAAAGTTCATGCCTTTCGCCCATCATGTGTATGAAAACTTTATTGAAGGGAGACACCACAGGATTATTGCAGAAAAACTGGAACAGGTGGCGCAAGGAAAGCTTAAACGGTTGATCATCAACATGCCACCTCGTCATTCTAAGTCTGAGTTTGCTAGTTTCTTGATGCCTGCATGGTTTTTGGGTCGCAATCCGAAGCTCAAGATCATCCAAGCAACGCACAATACTGAGTTGGCGGTGCGTTTTGGACGTAAGGTTCGAGATCTTATAGACGATCCACAATATAAAGACATATTTCCTGACACTAATCTGAAAGAAGACAACAAAGGAGCGGGTAAATGGCAAACCGACAAGGGTGGTGAGTATTTTGCAGCAGGTGTTGGAGCGGCGGTTACTGGTCGCGGTGCGGACTTGTTTGTCATTGACGACCCTCACTCGGAACAGGACGCTCTGAGCGAGAGTGCATTCGACAATGCATACGAATGGTACACCTCTGGGCCTCGACAGAGGCTTCAACCGGGTGGTGCGATCATAATTGTTATGACTCGATGGGGTAAAAAAGACTTGACAGGCCGTTTGATGGCGGCACAGGGCGGTGATGTGATGGCAGATCAGTGGGAAGTGGTAGAATTTCCTGCAATCATGCCGTCTGACGAACCATTGTGGCCTGAATTTTGGGAAAAAGACGCATTGTTGTCCATTAAAGCGTCGTTACCCGTAGGAAAATGGAATGCACAGTGGCAACAAACGCCAACTACGTCCGAATCTGCTATAGTTAAGCGAGAATGGTGGCAACCGTGGGAAAAAGAGGAGATCCCGCCCGTAAAATACATACTTCAGTCGTATGATACGGCGTTTTCCAAGAAAGAATCCGCAGATTACAGCGCGATTACAACGTGGGGCATCTTTGAACCAGAAGAAGGTGGGCCAGACAACATCGTATTGATGGATGCGCGGCGTGGGCGGTGGAATTTCCCTGAATTAAAAGAGAAAGCCTACGAAGAATACGAGTATTGGGAGCCAGACATGGTGCTTGTGGAGGCAAAAGCCACGGGTACACCGTTGATTGACGAGTTACGTTTACGTGGCATCCCTGCTTTGGGCTTTGCGCCAGGGAAAGGTCGTGATAAGGTAACGCGAATGCACATGGTTGCGCCATTGTTTGAAGCGGGTGTAGTATGGGCACCAACAGATAAGAAATTTGCGGATGAAGTTATTGAAGAAGTTGTTTCATTTCCTAATGGTGATCACGATGACTTTTGTGATAGCATGACACTAGCAATAATGCGTTTTCGTCAGGGCGGATTTGTATCGCTGCATGGTGAAGACGAGCAACACGATGAGTATCGTCCTAGACGGGAGTATTACTAATGGCATTACCACCACTCGTAGATTCAGGAATTAGACCCGAAGATATGGTAGCGGATCAAACATCGGTTGATGTATCTGTACCACAGCCTGAGAACTTTGATGGTGGGGCAGAAGTCATACCTGACGGACAAGGTGGCGCGGTTGTGCAAGCTTTGGCAGAAGCTCTTATGGGAGCACAACAAGAACAACAGGTTCCACACAATGCTAACTTAGCGGAGTTATTAGATGATGGGTATCTTGGAGAAATTTCGTCAGATCTTCGTGGGTCTTACGAAGAAGATTTGGAGTCTCGTTCTGAGTGGGAAGAGACTTATACAAAGGGTTTGGATCAGCTTGGTGTCAAGCATGAAGAGCGTTCTCAGCCGTTTGAAGGGGCTTCTGGGGTCACGCACCCGCTGATTGCGGAGAGTGTTACACAGTTTCAAGCACAGGCTTACAAAGAACTATTACCATCTGGCGGTCCAGTGAAGACACAAGTCTTGGGGTTACAAGACGCAGAAAGAGAAGAACAAGCTAGTCGTGTAAAGAACTTCATGAACTACCAGATCATGGAAGTTATGGAAGAGTTTGATCCAGACATGGATCAGTTACTATTCTATTTACCGTTGTCTGGTTCTACATTTAAGAAAGTATATTTTGACGAAGCGAAACAAAGGGCTGTATCTAAATTCATTCCGGCGCAGGATCTGGTTGTACCTTATGCTGCATCGGATCTGGCGACTGCTTCTCGTGTTACGCATGTTCTTCGCATGGATGCGAATGATGTTCGCAAGATGCAAATCGCAGGATTCTACAAAGACGTAGAACTAAGCAAGCATGAACAGGGTGAAGATGAAGTTCGTCAAAAGATAGATGAGATACAAGGCACATCCAAATCCTACACAGACGAAGTGTTTACTATTCTGGAGATGCATGTCGATTTAGACATTGAGGGTTTTGAGGACATGGGTCCAGATGGTCAGCCAACAGGAATAGCGTTACCGTATATCGTAACGATTGACGAGGGATCGGGACAGGTTCTAGCCATTCGCCGTAACTTTGAAGAGGGCGCAGGGCTTGCAAAAAAGACACAGTACTTCGTGCACTATAAGTTTATGCCAGGTCTAGGCTTCTACGGCTTTGGTCTGATTCACATGATTGGTGGTCTTGGTCGTGCGGCAACGAGTATCCTTCGACAGTTAATCGATGCGGGTACACTTGCTAACCTCCCGGCAGGATTCAAGGCTAGGGGCGTAAGGGTTCGCAATGACGACGAGCCGTTACAACCGGGTGAGTGGCGGGACATAGATGCACCGGGCGGCAACATACGGGATGCTATTCAGCCTTTACCTTATAAAGAACCGTCAGCAACTCTCGCACAGCTTCTAGGAGCACTCATAGAGGGCGGAAGACGTTTTGTTTCACTGGCAGACCAACAGACTGGAGACGGCAACACAGCGGCTCCTGTGGGCACTACAGTGGCTATGCTAGAGCGCGGCATGAAGGTTATGTCAGCAATACACAAGAGGTTGCACTATTCGCAACGTCAGGAGTTCCGTGTATTAGCTAGGATCTTTAAAGATAACTTACCACCTGAATACCCTTATGATGTACAGGGTGGTAACCGTATGATCAAAGCGCAGGACTTCGATGACCGTGTTGATGTTGTGCCTGTTAGTGATCCAAATATATTCTCAATGGCGCAGCGAGTCACGTTGGCACAAACTCAGTTGCAACTTGCTCAGTCAAATCCACAAGTGCATAATTTACACGCGGCTTATCGTCGAATGTACCAAGCCCTCGAGGTA